TGTTTTTGCAATCCTTCATTGCAATCAAGGTTACAAAAATTCTGGATTGGAGCATAAAAAAGACTTGGTAGCATAGGCTACCAAGCGGCATGAAAAAAACAAAAACATTGAACGTTAAAGTCCATCTATAGCGTACCTCTATTTAGATTAAATGTCTAATGTTATATTAAGAAGGCACAAAAAGGCTAGGATAACCCTAGTCTTTTTTATCGCTCCCAGATAACGCCGTTGTCAGCGTACCCCACGTAGTTCACGCCGTCAATGGGTTTCATGCCGCGGCCTTCCATGAGTAGATAGCCGTCTTTGTCTCTCCAGAAATCTAGCATGTCAGCAACTTCTTCCCAAGATTGTTCTTTCAATTCATCGGCATATACATCCTCGATTAATTGTTTGATTTCTCTTTCTGTATCAGTCATGAGTGCGTCCCTTCTTTCTGCGATCAGTTCCTCTAGCTCGTTCAAGTCCGAACCCGTAGCGTGGTTTCGGATGAAGCTACGAGCGGACGAACGCTTTGATAAGTAATTACGATGCTCTCTGTTCTGCGAGTTCCATTTTTTAGTTGCTTTTGTTTGTGCGTCCATTGTGCTACTCCTTTGAATTATCCAATGAAGTCGATTAATTCTTCAAAAAGAACATCCTCGATGTTTTCGTAATCTGTGAAGTTTTTCATGTATCCTTCCAAATCTTCGAGAACTTTTTCTTCAGTAACTTCTTCTTCTCCGTCGTAGTATTTTTTATACTCAGCAACAAGTTCGTTGATTTGTGTTTGTGTTAGTGCCATTTTATTTCACCTTGAGAACTTCTTTTGTTCTCCCTTTCCTTATCTTCATTTATATTATAGTACATATACTATATATTGTCAACACTTTTTGATAAAGAAATTTAAGTTTTTTTTGCAAAATAAAAAAAGCCCGACATAAAGCCGGACAGTTCGAGAAATTATCGAAATAACGCCAAGTATTCCGAAATCTATGTTATCACTTCTCCATTGAAATCACAAATAAAAAAAGAGCTATGAGGCAAACTCATGGCTCTTTGCCTATGATGGATAGATATATTATAGCAAATAAAAAAAGCCCCAGCAAATGCCAGGGCTTCGACCACTACCACCATGATGTCCGAACTGTGGTCTGTCGGGAGGTGATATACTCCTTTTTTTATTTTATAGTTTTCGTGGTCTATTATTTACAGTTTAAGCGAATGAACCGAATGACGTTACACGCCGACCGTTCTCTGACTGACCGACTGCAACATAGCGACGATTACCAGACCAGCTAATGTAGCTAATCCAGATATAGCCGTCAACGTCACACCAACCGTCATAGTTGATAGTTTCACCGGCTCCATAGACTGCCACAATTTCAGCACCTAGACCAGCACCAGCTCGAACATTAAGAGCTGAGACTTCAACCGTGAATGTCCCGGTTTCCTCGTTAATAGTAATTATACCATCAAACGGGATCGGAGTTGGTGCAGGGGATTGTGTTTGATTATCTGTTGGGAAGTAGAACCAGCCTACAATACCGTCAAAATTGCGCGTATTGTAACGAGCAGGACCACCAACATACAAGCTATCAGCGTTGCCGTCAATATTCTGCTCAATCGTTCGCATGGTATAGCCGTCTGAATCTTCGATAACCAGACCAGTGTGCCCGTATGGGTGCCCTGCGATGTAAGTAGTATCCATGACGAATACAGCCCCACGACGTGGACGACTGTCAAGGTTACCCACTTGGTTGTACTCGACCTCATAACCAGCTTCTGCCGCTGAGTTGAGCAAGTCAATAGCGTTGCCCCAAAGAGCGCGGCCAAAGAAATTAATTGAGATAGAGTTAGGCAGGTCAACGCATTGCGTTCCCCACGCTCCGTCTGCATCGGTACCGACTCCAGCGTCGGCTAGGTTTTCCGCAAATTGGATGATGTCATTATCTGTTGCCATATTAGTAGCCCTCCTTATCGTTTCGAGGTTCGTGATAGCCCAATGCTTGCTCACTATCGCCAAGCCCCTTGGTTGTTGGGTCTGGAATAATGTTGAGAATATTTACGATTGTCAAACCTACCAAATAGGGGTTTGAGACAAACTTGCCGAACAAGCCAAACACCGCATCCCAGCTTGTCAAATCTTGGAAATTAATCCCAAAGTAAGTCAAGATGGGTAGTGCAATCGCAAGTGCTACACGATACAAGAACGTTTTGTTTTTTGCGTTAAAACGTACAGACCAGTTAATTTTATTCATCAGTTGATTTTCCTTTCAATTTTTCGATTTCTTTTTTTAGCTCAATCACAGTATCAACCAAGCGTTGGAAGTGACCATCGTCGTCAACATACCACAAGCCTTGTTGCTTGGTGTCACCAAACGTACGAGCAAATAAGCGGCGTTCGTTGCCTTCGCCTTTATTTTTGCCATTGTCGTAAGCGTCCCAGCTATCTTCTGGGACATGCGCTAATTCAAAACCTAGCAGGTTCTCGGCAGTGATTGAATCAATCCACTCGTAATCGCCTCTCCAAGTGGCTTCCTTTGTCTCTGGGTCAATATAGAAGGGTGGATTATCTAAACCGTATAGATTAATACTGCCACTTTCTTTATCTTTAAAAAAATAAAATGGCAAGTTCATGTTTGGAACCCCAACATCACCCGTCGCTTCTTCTAGTTTCTTCCAGACGTGCGGTTCTTCTGAACCGTTATTAGTCCATGAGCTTGAATCTTCAAACCATTTCAACGACTTCAAATTGTTGATATCCCGCTTGATTTGGGTTGGGTCAACACTACCATCTGAGGTTGTGTTTAGACCATCAACCTTCTTTTCAATTGCATCAGTCCGCTTGAATAGCTCTTTAATGTCTCGACCGATGCTTTTAATTGTCTCTACAAGATTCATTACTGCTCCTCTTTTGCTTGGGTATATACAGATAGATAATCTACATCAGTCACAGCATCAATCTTTTGGCCAAGCTCTGTCAGCTTAGCTACGATTGCTTCACTGGTGTCGCTATTGAGAGTACTAATCTTATCTGCAATCTCTTTGAGAGTATCAAGATTCTCCGAAACTCCTTCACCGAGAATTTCCGCTTTCAACTGTTTGATTGCCTCGTTTAGTTGCTGTTCAGTGATTCCGCTTCCTACCTCTTTATCATTGATTGCTTTTTGCAAATTCTTGATGTCTGTGCCGATCGCAACGACTACTGCTTCAAGTTTATTTTCTGCCATATTTCATCCTTTCAAATTTTAGCTAAATTGTATATTGCCACTAAATCTGGAAGCTCATCTACAGTATCGCTGTCTAAGTGCTTCCGTACTTCCTCAGCCAGCGCTTTTATTTTGGGTCTTCGGTATTGCTTGGGATGCTAGCAGATGGATTAAAGGACGGACGAACACGAATTTTAAATTCGTCTGTCGGGAAAATAAACCCATCTAGTTTTAATTCCAACTTGTAACGACCGGGATCTACAGCGTCTTTGAATTTGAAGTTGAAACGACCTGATTCTACAGATACATCTTCATACAAAATTACTCTTTTTGCATTGAAAATGGCAAGTTTGCCTGTGCCAGATAAGTCTTTCTTCAAGCCGTCATCGTCCAAAATCTCAAATTCAAATACTGATGCAGTGTCTCCTGATTTGATGACACACCCACCGTCAACTTGCTTGATGCTCGTCATGATATCGTTCATCGTTCTCGTCGGTCCTCTTTCTTTTCTGAAGGCGTCAAATTAAATTTATCCTTATCGATGTTCATCTTAACGTATTTATCAATAAAAGGGATTTCCACCCCTAGAGCTGATAAGCTAGCTAAAATGCTAGAGGTGTAAGCTGCAATCATAGCGAAGATAAAAGTGTCAACGATACTCGTCAGATTCATGAAATTTGCAAATGGGTAGAACATGGCCACAAACACGGTCATTGCTGTGTGGCTGACTACTCCTTTACGGAACTTTGTGCTTGAGAGTTCGTGAGCAGCCCAAGCTCTAGATACACCCACGGCTATGTCTGAAAAAATAATTATCACAAGAATAGCTACCCATGGGTGCTCATCAATACCGTGGGCATAGAAGTCCCGGACAACATCAAAGAGCCCAAAAATCCCATCTGGTTTATTGTTCATTGCTTACCTCTGTGCCGTTAGACTCTGCTAGAATTTCGTCTTCAATCTTGTAACGAAGGTTGCGTAGTTCTTGTTCATCTTTGCGCATTTGCTTGCGATATTTAGCATAAAGTTCAGCGTTAAGAAGATTCTCTTGGACACTAGATACTGCATTCTCGTCAATGCTGATGTATGTCTGTTTAACCAGAACTGTAGTCCCTTCTTCTTCGACGTTAAATTCTGCATTGATTGTGCGTTGTTTTGTGATTTTAAGTGACATAATTATTTTTTCCTTTCTTAATTATCCTCTGTTAAATATGTGACTGTGCCGGTGTAGATAGCACGGTCTTGTGATTGGTTGGTTAAGTTAATATTACCGTCTGGTGATAAATGCCAGACCGCTACTCCAGTGTGATTCGTACCAACGTTTTTATTTGCAACTAAATGCACTGGAATAGCTGGTCTAAAACCACTTGGAATAGTATTAGTTATTGCCCCGTTCTCATACACCCCTACGGCATAGTCTGAACGAATAAGGCTAGCAGTTACTACCGAGCCTTTCCGAGCAAGCGACACTTTAACACCCCAACCAATATCAACCTCTTGTTTAATCATCGCTGGTTCTTGTTTTTCTGGTTTAGGTGTGTACTCAATCCACGAGCCGTTGGAATTGCTAGTAACTGTGCGTTTAAACATCCGACCAGAAATAGTCGTTAGCGTTTGATGGTATCCAGATAAACTTTCCACGACTTCCAAATAAGCACCCTCACCCGATGCGGGATGGTTTCGGTAGTTGCCTAAAATCGAATAAAAACCAGTGGTCCTATAGTCATTCAGATTATCCACCTTACTATCCATAGCTGCACCGTTTGGCTCGGTCAGTTTATGGTGCTGAATCTGTTTGCTGTCTGAATAAATTAATCCATTGACATCAAGCGCTCCGTTCTCACGATATTTACCAATACCCACGCCTTGTTGATCATAGGTCATGATAGTTTTATCGGTCGGCACTGTAGCTTGAAATTCCGAGGGCGAAAATCTATCCTCTAGTTTGCCTGTGACTATGAATGAAGTATCTGCGGGATATTCCTTGCCCAAATTTGCGTTAGATGCCTTGAGTTCAGAAATACTTGACCATTCGCCACCAGCCTGCCCGTTATCTGCTACAACATTGTTTGTTCCAACTTTTGTTGTTGTAAATGTCAGCTTCATGGTGTTTTTTTGAACACCGTTGACGCTCAACGGCGCTATTTTAGCAAACCGCTTAATGGTTAGTGTATCTGACTTCGAGCCACTTCTGGTAACCTCAAATTTTAGCGTTGGGCTGAAATAGAATAGAAATGTTATTTTAGTCTCTTTCCAGTCGGACCAAATCCCACGAGAATCTTGAACTCTCCCCCTCAAGGTCATTTGAGTGTCTTTGGTTACAGCGACCTCACGGAATACCCCGCCGTTCAACGAAACAGAATTGCTAGCACCAACAATTTCAGCGTAGTACCCAGCTATTGTAGCTCCATTCTTTGCTTGCGCCCCGTTGAAAACGACCTTCACAAGTGACATTATGGACACGAAATGTGTTGGCTCTGGAATCAACCTTTGAGTCGTCGCATTCGTGTCTGTCAAAGTAAATCCAGCGAATGAGGGCTTCATGTTGTCTGTAACAACGCTTGCTGTTAGTGTTGCTGACTGCGTCTGGATCAATTTGCCGTCTACATAGGTATCAACATATATAGTGCCTCGGCCAGTTGTTGCATCTGGTATGTCGTTGGCAAAATCCGCTGGGATTGTCCACTTGAACGATGTCCCAACATTGTCAGCAATTTTACCTTGCTTATTGCCCCAAGCGTAGCGCAGTGTGTGCGTGGCACCAGCTAATTTCCTATCAATAGTGATATCTACTTGATTGCCAATGAATCCCTCTGGAACGCTCACCGAACTTCCTCTTGGGATAGTTGTCAGTGTTATGCCTTGGTTACCAATGTCTAGATTTCCAGGGCTGTATCCACCCGATCCGTTGAAATGCGCACGCACACCGAAGGCACCAGACCCATCGTCAGCATGGCGGACAGTAATTGTGCGGTCAATCAACTGTATCTCTGAATTTCGGTTAAGCATCGCTGGGCTACCAGAGTAGTCAATTCGTTGCCCAAAACCATCGACGTAACCAGAACATTGATAGCTTGCAAATGTCCACCCTTGATTCAGCAATGCTAATCGAATACGGACATCACTTGTATTGTTTTGGATATTCTGTCCAACTTGGTCAATCCACAGCCTAATGCGATATCCACGGTCATTATTTGACCAAAATTCTACCATGATTAACTACCTCCCACGTATCTAATGACATTCCTGTCAGGATTGATGAAATCCTGCTCTTCTCGATAGCGACCAATCTGGATGGTTTTTGAGAAGATACCATTTTCGATGTGGATCACACCTTGTGAAATGTACATGACCTCATTACCAGCCGAGAACATTGAAATGCGTCCATTTGGGCTGAACAACATAGAGCTAGAGTTATCGGTTTTACCGATAACAAGCCCTTCATTTGATGAAGTCATGTAGCTGTCGATGAAGTTCCAGCGCTCTGACATATCGCTCAGATTGTTCTCTAGTTTTGCGACACGGGCACTGGCATCAGCCAGATCCTTTTCAGCTTGTGCCCGGTTAGCGTTATTCGCATTAACAAAATCTTGGTAGGCTTTGACCCATTGATTAAGTGTGTCAAGAGATGCTTTCGCTTCAAGCTCGGCTTGCACCACAGAATTAACTTCATTGAGTTTGTTGAGCTGGGCTTGTGTCAATACGCTGTCGGCCTTAGAATTAATGTCATCTTGTACATCTTCGAGCGCAGGAGTCCAATCTGTTTTGACTGTCCCTTTTTCGATTTTCACTTCCCAAACAGACTTGCTAGCTGTTTTGTGATATGTGTTGACACGTAGATGATAGTTCCCTGTTGGTTTAACCCAAGTAATCTGCGTTCCTGTAGTCCCTGTTTTTAAATCAGATACAATCTGATAATTTTGGATTTTATCGTCCATTAACCAGAGTGTCACATTATCGCTCTCAGCGTTTCCATTGTGAAGAGCAGTAAAATTACCGTCTGATTTTGCGCTGACAAGGTACTTTTGGTTTTGCTCTAAGTAGACAGAAGTTTCGCTTTTGTAAAGAACGAAATTATCAAAATTCGTTGGTTTTTTGTCCGGTTTAAAAGGTCCTTTCGAGCCCTTTAAGAGGTTGCGACCACCGACAGACACACTACCAGCAGTGTCATTCCATGCATAATCGGCTGGGTTGGTGCTATTCGCTTTATCGAAGTCGGTACATATACCCAGATATCGTTTGGTGCCGTCTTGAGTCAAACTGAAACCAGTTCGGCCATCAGCGCTATCAGCGTAGGCAAAATGGACGTAAGCTGTTCGTCCGTCTGCTCCAGCTTTGCCCGGAATACCGTCACGGCCATCACTACCCTTCCACTTAGACCAGCGATAGTCTTGTGGATTCCGACTATCCGTAGTGCTGAAATCTTGGTACATACCGATGAAGGCCTTGTCGGTATCAGTTTGGCTAAAACCGCTACCAGACACAGTATCAGCGTAAGCGATGTGGGTGTACTGTGTTTTACCGTCAGCACCCTTAACACCAGGGATCCCTTGGTCACCTTTTGGCCCTTGCAAACCTTGTAAACCACGTTCGCCCTGCAATCCTCTGTCACCTTTTGGGCCTGCTGGCCCTGGGTCGCCTTTATCTCCCTTGACACCATTTCGGCCATCGGAGACATTTAAAAAAGTAACCTCTTCCGAAGCTACTTCCTTATTATCTACCCAAGCAGATACCGTTATCACAGTTGGTTTATTAATCTTGCTTGCACTCACTGTGTAAGTCAGTCCAGCTCCAACAATAGAGCCATCAATTACAAATCGATAAGTTGCGTTAACCGTCTGATTTCCTCGTTTTAACGTTGGACGTAGCGTTGACTGTCCTGTATTGTTTTTAAAAATAACACCGTTATCTGTCGAAAAAAGGATTCTGTAAGGCCTACTGTTTTCAACCATTCGTTCGAAGACGGTTCTAAGGTCTCCCGACGTTCTATTTTCAAGCTCTTTGAAATTACCAAAAGCCGTTGTGTTATTTGCTGGGTTGCTAAAGCTAATCTTTTGCTCAATAGCACGAGCTCTTACGTCGAGTGATGGGACAAAGCCCTTGTCGTGAATGGTGATAGTATCCCCAATCTCAACATCAACGAACCCATCAACTTCGTAAGTGATAGCTGGGTAGGCATTTTTTCGCAAATTCGCAATCCCTGCAGCACGGATAACTTTTGGATCATCACTGTCAACTTCTAAATCCTTTCGAATCCACTTATTATCTTGAGTCGAAGCCCCAAAAGTCGAAGGGTACAAATTAGCTGCATGAGGGGCATAGAGACAATTGCCCTCTTGTTTGAAGATAACAATCCCTTTGTCGTTCTTCTCTTCCCAAGCCGGGAGACCACCAATATAGACTCGCACTTCAGGGCCGTTCTCGGGTTGCTCTTTTGCCTTCCCGTACGGGACAATCATTGTATAGATTTCTGTTTTATCAACCTTCCTCGTCATCGATTTGATGTTTTTTTCAAACGTCAAACGAATGTCGCTACGAATCCGACCCACCCCAGTGTGCGAATCGTCCGCTTGATGGTAAACATTCAGGACAAGCTGCTTAATGGAACTGTCGTCATTAAGCCTAGTCACAAATTCAACTTCAGCATTAAATTTATTAGCCAAACTCAATAGCCTTGCTAACTTCGTATCTTGCCCTTCCCATTCAAGCGTTTTTTCCTGATCAGAAACCTCATTGACACCGAGCGTTACCATCGCAAACTGAGGAATATCGAATGCATTGAGGTATTCTGCAAAAGACATAGCTTTTTCAGCCTTGTAAGCATTCGTGTACTCGTTTATCAATTCAAGATTCAGGTTCTCGCAGTAGCATCTCACCCATCGTTCGTTTTCTTCGACCTTCATAATGTTAAACAAGTACGTTTGATCATTATGTTTGAAGGAAATGAAAGAGCGCTCGTTTAGCTGATTGTAAAGCGGTTGGTTTGCTGTATCACCTAACAACTCCTTCTTCGAAACAGTAAACTCGAACGTGCTAGATGCCGTCTCAAGATTTCGTGTCCAAGTATCGTCGTAGAAGTTTAACGTCTCTTGCTTTTCGTTATCGATAAAACCAATTTTTTGTAAATTAGCATCGTGAATCGTTAATAACATTACAAATACCTTTCTTCAAATTTAACGGAGACAGAGGGTTTGCTCGTGACCCACCTTGAGCAATAAACTTCGAGTTGAGACTTGCCAGGAGGAATTGTGATGAAGTCAGAGCCTTGCACAACATCAACGATTTTCGAAATATTATCTACTAATACAGTGTCGTTCTCGCTGTTTATCACAACTTCTCCACCAGCACGATATCGATTGGGAACTTTCCGGACCCCTACGACATAGTCTTTGCGATAAATGAAATCATCTAAGTACATGTGGCTAACTTGCGGTGCGTTCCCGATTTTGCTGAAGATAATGTGGATTTTATCCGATTTCTTACCTTTGATTTCAGGGATAGTGTATCTAGGATAAGACCCCCACCAATAGAACTGGACGACGTCGTCAAACCGTTGGATATCTGACCACCCTCTGGGCTCGTTAAATGGGTTGTGCTCTTCTATGTGTGTACCTAGAAACTGCTTTCTGTCAACAAAACGGTAACCGCCCCTGCCATCGCTGGCTAGAAAGTTGTATTCACAACCAAGACCGCTACCACGTTTGTAGGTTTCAACGCCATACAAAAAAGTGCCACTTGCATCTGTGACACTGATTTTTAAATAACCCATCTGCTCTGCAGAGCCTAACCAAAAAATTTGCCTCCACCAGAAATACTCGTACAGAGCACCTTTTACACCGCTGGAATCCCTTGGGATATCAAATGTAACTGATGCTGTCTGCCCACTCTGCAACGCAATGTGAGGGCGACCCCAAGCATTGTCGATGTAAAGCGTACCGTTCGGTCTGGTATCGTTGCTATCATTCGTGATACCAACGTTTTTCAAACCTTGTGACAACCCGTTAGGGATTCTGTGTTGTCCATTAGATGAAGCGTAATCAAACAAGACCTCTGACTGCTTGTAAGTCTCTGTATCCCCTTTTTGCCTGTCACCAAGCTCTAAAATACCGCTACTGTTAACTAATCCGATATAGCCATTCTCACTATTGTGCTTCACTGTAATTATCGGATGCGCATCAACTGATCCGTCGTTGACAAGGTCAAACACCAGTTTGCCGTTTTCTGTTTTAGGGGTTTCGAAACTTCGATATGTAGTTGAATGTGCGACTCCGTCAGGGACCATAAATTCAATTTCAGCTTGGTCGTACCAGTCGGAAATGCCTTTTAAACTAACGTCCCCTTTTACTATGGCTAAATAGTATCTGTCAGGTTCGTCTGGCAATCTCAACTTAACAGGTTTGTCAGAATGCAACACTCTAGCCGCTTGTTCCCTGACACGATAAAACATACCGTTATCAACTTTGGCTGGTTCGTTCGGGTCTACGAAAGCAATGTCTTCAAGATGTCTTGTCGCTAAACTAACAGTAAGTTTGATTTTTTTTGCACCAAACGCAACTTGTTGAATATTGACCCCGATTTTAGGGGCTGAATCCGTCGTTATGTTGCGTTCATTCCCGATTTCGTGCGACACTTTGATTAATTTAAAGTAATCGTTCAAATCGTATCCATTGAATTGAAACACAGCCATTATTTAACACCTCTCATGCGTTTGTAAGTAAAATCTTTATCTTTCTGGTATGAAGTCAAATCGTCTCCTGTAGCGTATGCAAACTCTCGACCATCGACACTCAATGAGATTGGACGACCGATTAGTTCAGTGATGATATCCATTGCTTGCTCGAGACGGTCCATTCTACTATCGTCTCGAACCGACAAATCAACGCTACCACGAATTAAACCACCACCAAAGCCATCAAACAAGTCGTTGTCTTCGAACAAGTTTCTAGAATCTATTGCGTACTCACTAGCCACATCAATCATTTCTTTGATAGAGTCTTTGACAAATTTTACACTTCTATCAATACCTACAGCCATCCCTTGGCCAATGTAGATACCGACTTCATCACGGAATAGCCGCGATGGTGAATGGATCCTAGCTTTTGCCTGAGCTGCACGCTCTGCTTGGGCTACAAGGGCGTTAGCAGCAGCCGTTACCGCACCAAGAGCAGACATCATACCAGCGGCCAAACCTTGACCAATCATTGCCCCTGCTGCTCGCATAGCACCTACACCAGCCATAGCACGGGCTTGTGCCGCATTAACTAGCGCACCCATTGCAGAAGATACAGCACCAACCGCCGATTGGATCCCTTGAGCAATAGCTTGTCCAGTTTGTTGACCAGCCTGTTGACCCATCTGAATCATTCGCTGACCATTCGATTGAACAGCTTGCGCCATTCTTTGCATTGCTGATTGCACTTGTGCCGCTGCGTTGTTCATTGCTACACCAATCAGTGGCGCTAATGTTCCAATTTGCATAATGGCAGTCGTAGCCATTGTGGCACTTGACGCAACCAAGTTGAACTGCGCTGGAATCAAAGCAATTGAGGCTGTCAATTGCATGACACTCGCAATTACCATAGTAAATTGGCTACTAATCAGTGCCACTGTAGCACCAACGGCAGTAAGGCTTGCGTTCATTGCAGTGAACTGTGTAGTCACCGCTTGAATAGATGCCCCAACCATTGTTAATTGGCTATTGAGCATAGTCAAAATTGTCCCAAGCGCTGTGAATTGTGCCCCAAACATTGTCACACCCGATGTAGCTACCAAAAGTTGACTGTTGATTGTAGACAATGCAGTTGTGAAGGTCGTAAATTGGCTATTAAGCACAGTCAAAGAGGTGCCAATCATAGTGAACTGAGTACCTATGAGAGTTAGGCTAGTGCCTAACATAGTCGTACTTGATGACATTGTAGACATGCCAGCAGTAATCATAGTTAATTGACTAGCGAGACTGGTTAGACTAGCAGTCAATGTAGTCATACTTGCATTAACCGAAGTCATGCTAGAAGTCAATGACGTTGAAACTGCACTGAATTGAGTCAACCCAGTAGCAGCTTGCATCAATGCTGGCGCAAGTGTCATGATTTGTGTTCTGAAGGCTGTGATAGGTCCCACAATTGCAGTTAGACCACTGAGCGATTGACTAGCTTGGCTAGAGAATGTGCTAAATGCTGTTCCTGCTGTGGTCAATAGTGATTGTAGATTAGTGAACGACGATTGAATACTTGTAATCGTGCTTGAGAAATGACTTAAACCTGCAACAGCGCTAGAAGCCGAGCTAGACACCTTGCTCATCCCATTACCAAGCTGTGTCATGCCAGTACCAGCTTGCGCCAACCCAGCCGAATTGTTACCGATTGAACCAACGCCTTTGGCGACTGCCGCAAGAGATGCAGCCATGTCACCGAGGTTGGTATTGGTAATCTTAACCACACCATTAGCAAGCTGATTGAAACCAGAACCTGCTTTTTGAGCGGCAGTGCCGATTGAGTTGAAAACGTTAGCTAAGCCATCGAGAACTGATTTAATAGCGCTACCTGCAGAGGTAATCACGCTTGAAATGCCTTCAAACGCTGATTTGATACCGTCACCGATACCTTGCGCCGCTGTACTGATTGATGTTCCGACTGATTGGACCACGGTAGCAATGCCTTGTAATGCTGTACCAATCGCAGAACCAACCGAGCTAATAACATCAGCAACACCACTAAGTGCCGTACTAATAGCTGTACCGATACCCATTGCAGCTGTAGCAATTGCCATTCCTGCTGCTGAAACCACTGATGCAATTCCAGAGAATGCAGCGCTAATCACACCACCAATTGCTGTAATGATAGGCACAATCTGTCCGATGATAGCAACGATGCCATCGATGATAGATTGTAAGATAGGTGCCAATGTTTGAACCACTGTCACAATGCCTTGGATCAATTCGCTTAAAACTGGTGCCAATGCTTGAACTACTGCAACAATTGACTCGTAGAGCGTTTGGAAAATTGGCGCTACTGCTGAAATAGCTCCGGCGATTTCATTGATTACCATTGCAATTTGTGGCCCAAATTGACCGATTACTTGAGCAACTTGAACGATACAATCTGTTATGATTGGTGCGATGGCTATAATTGTGTCTGAAATTATCTGAGCAATCGCTGTCATTGTATTTCCGATAATCTGTACAATCGGAGTAATTGCGGTAGCTACTGCACTGATGGCAGAACCTAGAGCGGTAGCCAAACCACTGAAAGCGTCAATGATAGCTGGCAATGTCCCTAAAACAGATGTCCAAGCGTTGCCAAACGCTGTAATGGCTGGCGCTGCGTTGCCAATAGCAGTGCCAATAGCTTCAACCAGTGGCGAAAGTTTAGCTAATCCCGGTGCCGCTTCACCAACAGCTTTGATAACGATACCAAATGCAGTACCGAACGCTTCAATTACTGTTCCAGCCGCCTTACCAATGCCTTGCACAACAGTGCTAAATGCTGACCCTAGAGCGTTCAAGATTTGTGAAACGCCTTTGGATTGTGTGGCTAGTAGCGTGAATGAAGCAACGATAATGGCAATACCTGCACCAATTCCGACTGCTGCGATAGCGACACCAGTCGCAAACGATAGTATCTGAGCCGAACTTAACCCCTTGAGACCTTGCAAGGCGAATTTTAGACCTTGCCCGAAACCTTTGTAAGTTTCAGCTATACCTTTGAATATAGCTGTCAAGATTCCTTTGATTGCGTTTCCGGATGATTTGATTACGTTGGATATCCCACTGAACAACTGAGCTATCGTTGACTTAGAACGTTTAACGCTGTTTGTAGCCCCTTCAAGACCCTCGGTGGCTTTATTTTTAAAGGCGCTAAACGGATTGAATGACTTAATCCAGTTCAGGCCTCGCATAGCAGTATCAAACACTGAAAGCCCAGCCTTTGCAGTCATGAAGCCCGCTACCATGGCTAAAATCCCACTGGTGATGCCGTTGAGCACGCCTTTAGGAATAGAACTTACAAACTTAGATACCGCTGAAACAGCTTGAGATATCCATTTTGTTAACGTTCCAAACGCTGTCCCTAGTGCTGAGATAATTGTCTGCATCTCAGAGCTACTAAACACATCGCCAATTGAAGACCCAATGGTTTTAACAGCTCCCCAAGCATCTTCTATTGCTGATTTAAAAGCTTTGAATGCGCCAGTGTCTGAGAACGAGCTGATGAAGCTTTTAACTGACCCAGTAGCAACAGTTAAGCCTCTTGATAGCCCACTAACAATGTCGCCAATGCCAGTGCCTAGCCCTTGGAATATACCCTTGAAATCTATGGCTTTTAGCGCTGCTTTAGCTTGAGTAGAAACATACTTAAACGCATTTGCTAAACCCTTGATGGCTCCTGTGTTGCTAAAGCCTTTCCAAAATGCTTGAACGGTTTGGCTGACCCCTTTTACAACCTGGTCAATTGCTTTATCAAGACCGTTTGCGAACTTCTTGACAGATTGTTCATCAATTTTGCTAAGAGCATCAATGATACCCTCGATTCCTCTGATTGCCTTGTTACTAAGTTGTTCAAAAACTGGTTGCAATTTGGTTGAAACCGTTTCGTAGAGCCCGTCAACGGCTTCGTCTACAGATTTGTACCTAGTAGCCAAGCTCTGCATAGAATCGCCAGCCCGTTTAAAGGCCTCTGCAAAGTCTTCAGTCTTAATTTCACCGTTTTGAATTTTGCTTACAAGATCATCTAGAGACATTCCCATCTCTCTAGCGACGGCAGCCATACCTGCTGGTGACTGTTCCATCATCAGCTTGAAGTCTTGCCATTGGATCTTAGGCTTAGTCATCGCTTGAACCATTTGTTGGCTCAGTGTCTTCATTGCCTGTTTAGGATTTTCAGCAGAAGCGGCAAGACCACCCATAGCTTTTACCAAGTCGCCAGCATCGCTACGACCGATTGCAGCCATTTGTGAGAATGTAGTCCCCATATCAGAGGCAGAATAAATTGTCTGCGTTGCATAGTCTTGCATAGCCTTTTTAGCTGACGCAATTTCTGTTTGCCCCCAACCTAACTGGCTTAAGCTCCCATCGAATGTTTTCCAAGCCTTCGTTGAGTTGTTAAGCTCGGTCATCATACCACCGATCCCGCTGGTTATAGCGCCGATACCCTTAGTGATCCCAGCACTAACAAGGTTAGCACCGAGCACACTTTTAAACATCGAGCCTAGACCTTTGCTACTCTTACCGAGTGATTCAGCTTGTTTTTGAGCGTTCTTCAGGGCGCTAGATAAGCCGTTATCTTGTGCTGACAGTACCGCCCTTACATTGAATGTTTTATCAGCCATCTAACAACCCCTCCTCTCTTTTGAAAGCTAAATTTCGTCTAGCTATCTGGATAAGATGCCTATTGTCTTTTTCATGATCCCCGAGAAGTTCTTTTTCACGACGTTCTTCGTCATAGAAGTCTTTAAATTCCTTAAAGACATATTTCTTACCGCCCTTGCTTGTGGCCTTGACACTACGATTTAAGAAGGCTTGCAAATAAAGTTTCTTCTCTTCTTGGATAAACCTTTTTGCATAGGCTTTTTGATACAACCTCAACTCATTCAGCGTCATTCGTCTAGCTTCTAGGAGTGTTGTTTCATACCTAGCCATGCAATTGGTAATTAAATCTTCGTAAGTCTCTCTTGAACTCTTGACGTTTTCTAAGCTTCTTCTTGAGCCTCTAACATTCGTTTGGCTGTTTCTCGTGTCAATGGTTGCTTCTGCAATTGCGAGAAAAAATCCTCGAACAAGTTATCCAATCGCCCATTTTCAGCCTCACGTTCAACGAAACGTTCAATCCCTTCTACAGATGGTTTTTGTCGTTCTGTAGCAGTTCCAGCTTGAATGAGGTCTAGCAGAACAAGTGGGTTCTTTTGTTGCAAATCAACCACTGCATGCTGTACACCAAAACCAAACGCTACACCGTTTTGGTTAATTGAGTAGCGCTCGTCAAGCACTCGCAAGAATTCAAACCCAAAATTCAAAGTATAGTCTTTGTCATTAATTGTGATAGTGTTCATGTTTTAAATTTCCTTTCAAAAATAAAAAGCGAGGGAAACCCTCGCTAACTGTTTTAATTATCAACGTCCAGTAATAGCAGTAGTGTCTTGGAAAGTATATTGGATCTCTCTGATTTGCTCGTCAGACAAGGTTGCTTCACCAGCCTGTGGCTTGCCTTCAACGGACATTTCAGATTCAATCTCTACGAGCTCTTCAACATTCGCTGGGACTTCCCATGAAGACAAGCGACCGATTGCATAGAGTGCGCCGTATTTTCCATTTGTTTTCTTATCAGTCAAATCGATTTCCCAAACTTCGACCTTGAATCCATCAACTACTGACTGTTTCAACATTTCATTGACTTCGTCCTTAGTCCCGATTGCGTTGATTGACAAGGTTGTTTCTAGACCACCATCAGCGACAACCGCACCGTCTTTGGTCTTGGTCGTATCCGCATCACGGGAATACTCCCACTTATGTTCTGTTTGCAGTGCCAATTTAGCCGCTGCTTTAGTGTCCCCGTATTTGCGGAACATCAAGATTTTATTCTTACCTAGCTGTGCTTCTTTTACATTTGTATCAGCCATGCTTTTCCTCCTTAGTAGAATTTGTAAAATAAATAAATAATGAAGTGATAAAGCTCTTCGTCAGTGCTGTTATCACGGTTAGAATCAATTGACGACTCATTGACTTCTGCTGAGAAGTGCATCCCATCGATATTTTTGATAGCAAAATAGCTGGACAATAACTGCCCAGCCATATCAGATAACTGTTTACGGTCATCTACTCGTCCCCAAACGTGGACGGTCGACGACAAGCGACCTATCAAGCGTGACTTCGTGGCCCTAGGAAGTGTTTGAATCTCTCCCATAACCACAAATGGGTAAGATGCGCTGTCCGGCGGAAGGTAAGGGTAAGTAGTGAAACCGAGTCCCTCACTAATTCGAAAAAGTTCGTCATGTAGTAATTGGTCTGGTTGTTTCATATCTACTCCCATTTAGCTAATTCCTCGACCATTCCAGGGACAGTCGCTTCTAGTGCAGGAGCCATGAAAGGCTGCGCTGCCATCTTCCGAGTACCGACTTCGAGGTACCCAGAATATTTTGTATGAGCTTTTACAACAGCCCTGTCACCGCCGACCGTAAGAGTAATTGACTGCCGTGTAGTTCCGTGGGTGTATTTACCTTTGAACTCTGCCTTGCTAATTGCGTTCTCTTTTAATTTACTGCCGTACTTTTCCAGAACTCGATGCCGACGTTCTGGATTGGCATTTTTTAGCAACGATTGGCTCATTTCATCTAGTCCATAAAACGTAAGCGTAGCCATATTACTTCACCGCCTTATTAACGTATAAAACACTTCTTCCAGCTAGATATCCTCTAGCAGTTACCGGAATGTATTTGCTACCACGATATTCAACGGAAGTCACGGATACTGTCACAGGGCTTCTGAAACGAATGACTAAGCTCGTAGCATTTAGCAAACCTCCCAGCTTAGCTTGAAGGTCTAAGCTTGCACCAGTCACGTTACACTTAACTTCTTTGCACCAGTCTTCCCCTCCGACCATACGACCGAGGGTAGGGTCGTATCGTTTCGGTGTCTTATCGTTTTGATATTTGAGTATCACTGTATCTGTGTATCTCATAGAAACAGCACGCTCCCTTCCTTCGATTGTCCAGAGGTTCCAAATGTTCTTTGAAGCATATCGTCATATGGCTTGAATTCATTCTCATTGTCGTAATAAGACATTGAATGACCATCTACCGTCTCAGCTTTAGCCCCTTCAGCTCCTCGACGATTGAAGCGTTTAATAACGCAATCCTCGAAGATAAAAGAAAAACCATCGTCAATGTTGACAACGGCATATTCTGCTTTGAAATGACTAATTACTCTGTTTAGCAATACCCTTAAGAGGTCAATGCTATCGTCGTCATCTTTTGAAATCTCAAGGTCCAGCATGACATTATCTAGGACCTTTTCTCGATCTAATTCAGCCATGCTAGACCTCCTTACTCTTCAGTGTTATCTGTTGTTTTTTTGCGACTTGCTTTTTTGGGTTTCTCTTCAGTTTCAGAGTCAAGGAAACCTGCTTCAGCAAGTTCTTCGACACGTTCACCAGCATAATCGTCACCGGCATAGTAAATAATGCCGTCGGTTTTATCCTGAAACGCTTTTAAAACTTTTGCCATAGCTACTCCTTTCAAACTACGCTACTGGAATAACAGTAAGCATATAGCAATCATCCAAGCGTTCGAATGAAGGCAACGCAATCATCGATACTTTGGTTTGGACGTTGACTGGATCAGTTGTTTTAGTAGTCGTAATTGCAATACCTTGGTCAACCACTTCAACTTGCGCACCCGGTGTATCTCCAGACTGCAAATCTGATTCTTCTGGCGTTGTACCGAAAACAGTAGAACCCAATGAACCATTTGGCACCAAAGTTAAATGACCGTCTGGATAGAATTTGCTAATCTCTCCTTTGTCATTTCGATAAGTGCCGTTTTCCAAAAGAACTGTCACACCGTAGTTATCCAAAATATACGCTTCAACCTCGGCTTTGGTTACGGTTGTCCCTGAAGCTGCAAGAGGTTTGATGATTTTGACTGTAGATTCTGATTTGCGAATCAAGCTAAATGTTTTGGCATTCATGATAGCAATCTCTGGCATCAAGCCAAGGCTTTGAGCTGTTTCGATTGCTTCTTCAAGATCCGCAAGAGGTGTTGCCGTTGCTTGTGTCCAGTCTTTAGCGACTGTCTTCTTGTGGTCGTCTTTAACGCCATAGTCAATATCAACATTTTTTCCTTCATTGACAAACGCAATCTTACCAGTTGCGAGAGCTTGCATGCGCATTGATTCCAAACGAGCACGAGCACCTTGAATAAGTGTCATTTCGTCGTTGAAAATGCCTTGCGTAATAGTCTCAATCAAACCAGTGTTGTTAGATCCAGCGATTAAGTTGAGCTGCTGACGGTCAGCTTCTTTAACCAACATGGCTTCTTTGAAGAATGGCATTTGCTCGTCATGAATTTCAGCGCCCACACGCTCACGAATAGTGACATTAGTGTCGAATGCTGCTGGCTTCAAGACAACCGCACGCCCTGAAGAACCCTTGATGTAAGACAATTTAGTACCAAGTTGTTTGCGTGCAGGGAAGATACGTTCCCCAAGCGTTGAATCCACATCTAATTGTGATGTGTTGAAATATCCAGCGATATTAGATGCTGTTACCGTGTCATAAATAAGACCCATTAAGCATTGCCTCCTTTTCCTGCAATAAATTTAACGAGTGGCAACGCTGTTTTAATAGCGTCGTCAACTGTACCACCGTTAACCGCTTCTTTCCAAACCTCACCAGCGTACAAAACAGACACTGTTTTATCAACAGACAAGTCTGCATCGTATAGAACGATTCCTTCTGGTGCCGTCTTGTTCTCTTCTACTGGTTTAGAGCGGTCATCGAAAATTGACCCGCCTTTACCAGCTACTAAAGTACCAGCTTTAATGTACTTCTTGCCGTCTACGTCAACACCAGCAAAATTTTTATCAACTGTGGCAGTGACAGCTTTGTAAGGTAAAGAACGTAGAATGTTACTTGTGTCAAATACTTTTTTTACTGACATGAAAAATCCTTTCTAATTGTTGGCTAGATAATCTTACCTGACGAACGGACAGCTTTTTGAGCTAAGCGAGAGCCGTAATTGTCTGTGTTAGAAATGCCATCCGCTGATGCTTGAGGTGCATTTTGTCGGACAGTTTTCTTAACTTCTTCCGCAACAGCATTATTAAATACTGTTTCGAACTCAGTCACTGCTTTAAGTGCATTCTCAGCGTTGCCAGCCATTGCGAATGTCTCAGCCAACGCACTAGGCAAGCCTTTAGCTACCAAATCTTTCTCAACAGCAACAACAAGCTTTTCATGCTCGAACGCAGCACGTTCTTTCTCAAAACTTTTTTGCTGATCCTCGAACTCTTTTTTAGCTCTATCTTGAGCTGATAGATTGGCATAATCTTTCTCTTTTTGTAAGGCATCGGCTACTGCTTGAGCTGTACGCTCTTGTTCACCCTTGTCCCTGTTACTCAAAGCAGTCTGTACCGCTTTGTTAATTATGCTATCTAATTCAGATTGAGAACCAGGCGCTTTGAAGTCGCTCACAGGGGTTGGGTTGTTCCCTTGTCCTTGGTCTTGGCGACTCTCTTGTTGTCCATTAGTCTCGATAGTGTTATCTTGTTCCATAGTTTCCTCCTACCTAGTCTCATAAATAAGCACCCTTTCTAAGCCATGATAAGGCTAGCTACGCCATCTCTAGTCTTGTCTAGGGTGTTTACCCACGAGCCACGCTAGTATTGTTTATTTAGGGCTTAAATTAGCCCTATGCGCTGACGAGGAATCGAACCCCCAAGCCCCTTGGCTAGCACGGCTATCAGCGCATAAGAAAAAGCCGTATTGCTACGACTTCAATTATTTATTTCATTAATCTGATTATTTTATCTGGATCAGTAAGAGCTATCTTCTACATACACCTCGGCAACCGCACAACGACAGTACGGGTGCATCGGCGGGGGGTTGAGCCCGC